AAACTTTAACCCGTATGATACGTTCCAAATCGTCAACACCAAACCGACAGCATACGAACAGGCGAACAGCCTTTACGGTTTAAAATGGAACGTTATGGGTGACAGTATAACGGAAGGTTCCGGTTCGACAAAGACATACGCCGCTTTTATCAAGGAACGGACAGGCGTGATCCCGCACGGATACGGTGTTTCAAATACAGCGATTGCACGGCGTGGGGAAGCATACACAAACGATATGTGTATGCGGTATTCTTCCATGACAGACGATGCTGACATTATCACCGTATTCGGCGGCACAAATGACCAGGGGAATAACATTCCCATTGGTGAATGGGGTGACGATTCAGAATATACCCTGTATGGAGCCATGAAGATTCTTTGTGAGGGTCTGATTGATAAGTACATGGGTAAAAGAATCGGCTTTATTACTCCGCTTCCGAAGTACGTTGGAAGTACAGATTATTCATACCCATCCGAAGCGTTCAAACCGTACATTGATTGCATTAAGGACGTTTGCGCGAGGTACAGTATTCCGGTGCTTGACCTTTGGACGGAAAGCGGGATTGCACCGTCCATGTCAACCGTAAGAACGGCAATGATACCGGACGGATTGCACCCGAACGCAACCGGACATGAAGTCATTTCATGGAAAATACAGAGGTTCCTTGAGAGACTGTAACCAGTAAGTTATCTTGGCATGATAAACCACAGGACGAAATGGCCACAAATGCCATGATTTGGAGGTGATCAGGTGGTTTCCTGGTTATTCCTTCCACTGGTGTTTGCCCTGGGTGCCCTGTTCGGCATCTTTGTGATCGCGTTATGTGACGCAAACAACGACGAAAAGAAAGGAGATCCTGAAAAATGAAGTACGACTGGAAGAAATGGGCATACGCGGCGCTGATCCGCGCGATCCGGACCTTCGCGGAGGCCGCGCTGGCCTACATCGGCACCGGGAAGATCGTCCTGGGCGAAGTGAACTGGCTGGCCGCGCTGTCGGCCGGCGGGCTCGGCTTTGTGATGGCCTGGCTCCTGGCCCTGACCGGGCTCCCTGAAGTCAAACCTCCCGAAGTGGAAGAAGAATAACCGCGGAACATACTGGAAAGGAGGAACAGTATGGAGAAGTGCAACAACTGCGAGCAAAAGCAGGCCTGTGTTCCCTATTTCGTGCATGAAGGGATCATGACGCACTACAGCCGCGCAAACAAGCGGATGCTGATCGCCTTGGCGGTCGTGTGCCTGACCTTCATCGTGACGATCTGCGTATTCGTCAGCGGATACACGCAGAGGGAAAAGAACTGGCTTGACACGCTTCAGCGTGTGGGGGTGACAGATGGAACGAGCCAGCAGACAGGTCCGTGATATCAGCCGCTCCGAAATAGAATACGCCATCGACGAATGGATCGTCGGAAAAAACGCGGAGCGCGACAGGCAGCTGCTCCGCAGGAGGCTCATCGACGGCATCGTTTTTGAGCGCCTGGCAGAGGAATTCGATCTCTCGGTCCGGCAGACGAAGGAGATCATCTACAAAGGCCAGGAGAAAGTCTTCAGGCACATCCCATGAGGGTGTGCCTTTTTCATGCAAACAGGGTCATGCAAACTTTTTTCTTCCTGTTTGCTTTTTACCCGTTGACAATACAATTATAGAATGGTATTATAATGACGAAAACAGCGGAGGGCTAACCGCTATAAGGAGGGCAAACACATGAAGGTTCAGGATCAGATCAACGGGCTGAAGGCCCAGACGTTCGGCGTCGAGGTCGAGGGAAACAACATCACCCGGCAGAAGGCCGCGCATGTGGCCGCCGGATTCTTCGGAACCAACCACTACGCCAACACGGCGCACATCAACGGATACTACACCTGGAGCGCCTGGGACACGCAGGGCCGGGAGTGGAAATTCCAGCGGGATGTCAGCATCAGCGGCCCGGACGATGAGAAGTGCGAGCTGGTGACGCCGATCCTCCGGTACGAGGACATGGAAATGTTCCTGGAGCTGCTGCGGAAGCTGCGCCACGCTGGCATGAAGAGCTGCCCGGCGCGCGGGTGCGGCGTCCACATCCATGTGGGCCTGAAGGGCCTGGACGGACGGGATCACGACGCAAAGAGCCTCCGGAACCTGGCCAACATGATGGCGGGCCATGAGGAGCAGATCGGCCGCGCGATCTGGATCGATCCGGGCCGGGTGGGCCACTACTGCCGGACGGTCAATCCGGACTTCCTGAAGCGGCTGAACCAGGAGAAGCCGAAGACCATGGAAGCCCTGAAGAAGATCTGGTACGAAGGCAACCATGCGACCTACGGGCAGACGCAGCACTACAACGACAGCCGGTACCACATGCTGAATCTGCACGCGAGCTTCACCAAGGGCACGGTCGAGTTCCGGCTGTTCCAGTTCGACAACCCGCACGGAGACAGCAAGGGCGGCATCCACGCCGGACGGATGAAGGCCTTCATCCAGCTGGTCCTGGCAATGAGCAACACGGCCAAGCTGATGCGGAACGCGAAAGCGGAGCCGCAGCAGGTGGAGAACCAGAAGTACGCGATGTACTGGTGGATGCGGAGGCTCGGGATGATCGGCGAGGAGTTCGAGACGGCGCGGACGCTCCTGATCCGGAAACTGGACGGAAAGACGACTTTCCGGCACGCGGCTTAAGGGCCGTTAAAAAAATATTGACTATACAATTTTAGAATTGTATAATAACAGACGAAAGGAGGGCAAGCACATGACGATGAAGCAGAGGCTTAAACTTCATCGCGAGATGGAGGAGGCCAACCGCAGGAGGGTCCGGGCCTACATCGAAGCGCAGAAGCGCAGCGCATGACCGGACAGCCGGGGAGAGATCCTCCCCGGCATTTTCCCTTGTTAGAATTGTATTGTTGTGATAAGATGGAGGTGCAAACGATGAGATTATGGCATAAGGATCTGATCCCCTACCTTCCCAGTCATCAGCTGCTGGGGCAGTGGCGCGAGTGCTGCCTGATCGCGAAGAACGTCGCGGAAAAGGGCACACCGAACCACGTGCTGGTGAATAAGGTGATGGATTTCGGGGACGTCGAGTTCAATAACTATGCGTACCGCGTTTTCCAGGAGATGTTTGATCGGGGATACCGTGCGGACCCGATGCGTTTTTTCAGGCACAGGAAGAACGGGATCGTAGAGCTGTGGGAAGACGACGACCTGTTCACCGGGTGGCACAATGACCGGTACTTGGCGCAGTGCCTGGCGAATCTTCAGGAGAAGTACGACTGCGGAGCGGTACAGGAGGAGGACTGGAAGAAGATCACGGCCAGGTGGCCGGAGTGGAGGTGATGATATGGAGGAGCTTGGTTTTTCAGTCATAAAGATTGAGCGACGTCTGAAAAAGATGGAACGTGAGCAAGAGGAAAAAGGAACAGATCCGGAGATGATCGCTTTGTTCCAGGATATCCTCGATGCTTTGAAAATCATCAGAGAGCATAAAAGATAATGACAGGAGGGAAGCTGATGGATCTGGACAACATGATCCCGATCGCGGAGTACGCGCGGAGGATCGGCAAGGCCCCGATCACGGTGGCCGACAAATGCCGGCGCGGAGCGCTGCCCGGAGCCCGGAAGATCGGGCGGGACTGGTTCGTGCCGAAGGACGCGCCGTACCCGGATCTGCGGATCAAGAGCGGGAACTACATCGGAGCCAGGGAAAAAAAGAAATGAACCACGGAGCCGCTGCGGCGGCTCTTTTTTTATGCCTTTTTTGGCCCGAAAGATGCACGAAACACGCACGGGAAGATCCTCGTCCAGGAGCCGGAAAAGGGGGAAAATTGAAGCAGAGGGAGGGATTCGCATGAACGTATGGGTCTGGTATAACCCTTCACCGACTGGAAGAAACGTGGGAGACTGTGCGATCCGCGCGGTAGCAAAGGCGCTCGACACGGACTGGGAAACTGCATACGCGATGATCGCGACGAACGGGTACCTGATGGGCGACATGCCGAGCAGTAATTCCGTCTGGGGCGCGGTGCTCCGGCAGAATGGCTTCACGCGGACGGCGCTGCCGCCGACCTGTCCGGACTGCTACACGGCCCGGGACTTTGCGGAGGATCATCCGTACGGGACGTACGTCCTGGGATTCGGGAACCATGTAGCCACGGTGGTGAACGGTCAGCTTTATGACTCATGGGATTCATCGAACGAGATCCCGCAATATTACTGGGAGAAGGTGAAATAAATGGCTTACAACTACGGATTCCCGGCAACGTATCAGCCTGTTTACCCGGTGCAGCAGCCGGTCGTGCAAACACAGGCACAGCAGAACCAGGGCCTGATCTGGGTTCAGGGCGAACAGGCGGCCAAGAGCTACCTGGTCGCGCCGAACACCACGGTGCAGCTGTGGGACAGCGAAGAAAAGGTGATCTACCTGAAGAGCGCGGACGCGAGCGGGATGCCTTCCATGAAGATCCTGGATTACACGATCCGCGGAGACGCAAACGCACAGGCGGTGGTTCCGGTTGCGGAGTACGCCACGAAGGACGACCTGAAGGCCCTGGAGGAGAAGATCCGGGAAGAACTCGGACGCCGTCGTGCAAACAGACTGACGAAGGAGGATGACGATGAGTAATCCATTGTTCGGAATGTTCGGGAACCAGATGCTGAACCATCCGCTGATGCAAAAGTTTCAGCAGTTTCAGCAGAGTTTCCGGGGAGATCCCGGCCAGCAGATCCAGCAGCTGATGAACAGCGGCCGGATCAATCAGCAGCAGTACAACCAGGCCGTGCAGATGGCGCAGCAGCTGAAGAAGTTCCTCGGAAAATAAGCGGCGGTTTCCTTACGGTGCACAGTAAGGTTCGCAAATAAAAAATGAAAGGATAAGTTTTAGTTATGGCTCTCACTGATGAAAACGGCGGGCTGGTAATGCCTGTCACTCCTATGGGCGGAAGCGGCATGGGCGGCGGTCTCTTTGGCGGAGATCTGTCCATCATCGTGCTGTTCTTCCTGTTCATGATGCTCGGCGGCTGGGGCAACGGTTTCGGCGGCGGCTTCGGCGGCGGCGACCTGTATCCCTGGATGAACAACAGCCAGAACATCAACAGCGGTTTCCGTGATCAGATGCTGAACGAGAACATCGGCGGCATCCGTGACGGGATCGTCGGCCTCGGCACCCAGATCAGCGCCTTCCAGATGGCGGACATGGAGCGGAGCTTCGCGGCGCAGACTGCGAACACCGCCGGCCTGAACGCGATCCAGGCGCAGCTGGCCCAGTGCTGCTGCGACAACCGCGCCGCGACTGCGGACCTGAAGTACACCGTGGCGACCGAAAGCTGCGCAACCCGGACCGCGAACGCGGACAACACCACCGCCCTGCTGACCGCCCTGAACGGCGGCATCCAGAGCATCAAGGATCAGCTGTGCCAGGACAAGATCGACGCGAAGAACGACACCATCAGCCAGCTGCGGAGCGAACTGCTGTACGCCCGCGGACAGGCTTCCCAGGATGTCCAGACTGCGGCGATCCAGGCCGGTCAGCGTACCCTGGCAAACGAGGTCGAGCAGTACGTCGCACCGCGCGCCGTGCCGGCCTACATCGTCCAGAATCCTGCCTGCTGCACGCAGTACGGCACGGGCTGCGGCATGTAAGAGGTGATACCGATGGCAGAATTTGCTTATAACCCTGTTCAGCTTGTGGAGCCGAACCAGAACGTGCTTCTGGACACGGTGATCCCCTGCGGCAAAGGATACGTCTATCACAGGGACGGGTCCGGGATTGTAATTCTCCGCGGTATCGTCAACTGCCCGTCTGCGTGTTTCGCCCGGTACCAGGTGACCTTCAACGGAAACATCGCTCTGCCTGAAGGCGGAGAGGTCGGCCCGATCAGCGTCGCCCTGGCCATCGACGGCGAACCGATCCAGACCAGCCGGGCGATCATCACGCCCGCCGCTGCGGATGAGTACGGAAACGTGACGAGCACGGCGATCATCACCGTTCCGAAGGGCTGCTGCTTCACCGTTGCGGTGGAGAATACGTCCGCGCCGGCTGCGGCCGGAGGCGTAGCGCCCGAGATCAACGTGCAGAACGCGAACCTGGTCGTCTCGCGGATAGCCTGACGGGAAGGAGGAAGAACATGGACATCATGAAAGAACTGGAAGCCCTGTGTGACGTCCTCTCCGACAAGATTGCGGAGAAGACCCGGAAGATCAAGAACAGCGGCATGAGCGACGGGGATCTGGAAACCATCGACAAGCTGACGCACTCCCTGGCATCCGTCAAGAAGATCATGGCCTTCATGGAGGATGAGGATGGGTACAGCGGAAACTGGCCGGACGGCTCCTACCGTGGCATGTACCGTGGTTCCTACGGCGGTTCCTATGCGCGCGGACAGCGCCGTGACCGCATGGGCCGGTACTCCGGCGAGCGTGGATACTCCCGGAACGACCTGGCCGACAAGATGCGCGAGCTGATGATGGACGCGCCGGATGACCGGACGCGCCAGGAGATGCAGCGCATGGTCGACAAGCTGGAAGCGTGAGGTGATGGCCCGTGATCACGGAAACGGATCTGCAGGAGGCGATCGCCGAGTGCCAGGGCCAGAGGAACCCCAACGCGTCAACGTGCATCAAGCTGGCTGCGTTTTACACGATACGCCGGGAGCTGTTCGGGGAAGGAAAGGAAGTCGGACCGCCTTCCGGCAGTTACTCTTTCCTCCCGGGACCTGAATCAACCGCGGACTTGCTGATCCATAACAACAGCGACAGCGAGTTTGCCAGGGCGATTGACGGGCGCAAGCAGGAAGAGATCTGGCCCTTGATGGACGAAATGATGGAAACCATACACGCGATCCATCCACGGCTGTATAACGCCGTGATGGACAGGCTCCGGTAAGACCGGGGCCTTTTTATTGTTGTTTAATGCAATTTAATGCAGTTTAATGTGGTTTATTTAAGTGGTTTTTTCCGTCATGCAAACATATTCTGCGGGTTGAATGGTAAAAAAAGCGTTATTTTTCCATTTTCGGTGATTGACATTACAATTCTAAAATGGTATTATAATGGTGCAAACAGGCAGCGAGACTGCCGAAAAGGAGGGCGAACACATGAAGAAGTACATGGTGATCACCAGGATCGATGGAGAGCAAGGGGCTGCTTTCTTCGATAAGATGACGGACGCGGAGCAGTACCGCATGGATGCGGAGTGCGGATGCGGAGGCATGGCCCAGGTGTATGAGTGGAAGGTCGGAAAGTACGGCGGAGCGTACAAGCTCATTTATGAATGAGGAGGGAAAACAATGACGATCACAAGTTTCAAAGGCGAAGGCATAACAACCTATGCGAAGGCCATGGAGATCCTGGTCAGGAGAGGCGACAGCCTGGACGATCTGAACAGCGCGAACCACTACGCGCTGGAGCACGGACAGATCACCCTGGAAGAATTCCAGGCGGCTGCGCGGGTGCTGGCGAAAGAGATCCTGAAGCGCTGACATCGGCAGACGGGCGGCCCGCGCGGCCGCTCGTAGCCGGTACCAGACCGGAGAAAGTGAGGGCAAACAATGGACAAGACGATGAGAAACCACGTCGAGCAGCTGGGCCGTCACGGGGCCTACGTGATGACCGCTGCCGGCAAGCGGGCGCTGAGCGGGGCATTTTACGATGCCGTGATCAGGTTCTGCGAGAAGTACGGGATCAACTGCCTTGGTTATGACATGAAGATCCCGGAGACGGATGATCCGATGATGATCGCGATCTGGCGGAACGGGCATGTGGACAGCGGAAGTGCGGAGCACATCCGCGCGATCATGGAGCAGTGAGGGGGGATGGAAATGACAAAGCAGCAGGTAATCAAAGGAGCGATCCTTCTGATCGAGAAGATCGCAAAGGACAAAGGATTGACTGTGGAAAATAAGGGCACCGGCCACGCTTTTGACAAAACGTTCTGGGCGGGACTGATCGAGGATGACAGTAAGATCCCGGAAGTTACGGCCAGGGGCGAAGGGTACTCCATCACGCTGAGATC